CTTGCTGGTAATAAATTCCATGAATCATGTGTAAAATAACAATCTCCATCAAATCCAGAATCAATAATATCACTTATTATTCCAGCATCCATAGCACAAATCACATCTGGTTTAAAATCACGATAACATGCATTACAACCAATAACTAATCCTGGCAACAAATTCGGATCAATATTCTTCCGACTAGGTCCATTACCAAGTACAAAAACAGTATCATTCATACTAATATTTAGTAAGCATAAAAAAAGGGGTGAACATAAGTCCACCCCTCTTCAAATTCATCCTCAGAAAAAGGATTACATAAGGTTGGCAACGATAACGTGGCGATAGTAACGGTTAGCGTTAGCTGTGAGTGATCCGTCACCCACACCGTTATTAGCGGAACTTGTATCGTTTGCGAAAGGATTAGAAACAAGACCGTAACGAGTCTTAAATCCAATTTTCGGTTGGAAAGAGTTCTCACCAACTGCACGAACCATTTGCAACGGAACGTAAGGACAATAGAAAAGTCCTGCGTCATATGCAGACGAACCTTTGTAACCAACTGTAAAATAGTTAGTTGCAGCGGAAGGTGCATAAGGATCGACAAAAACTTTAAATCGACCATTAAGAGTTCCCACCATTGTTGCTCCTGCGTCATCAACGTTCAAGTCATTACCCGAAGGTGCGCCTGAAAGTTGTCCGGCCATTGCTAGTGCAGATGCTACGTCACTCGATGTGATAAGGACATTACCTTTTCCACGCCGTGTGTCTTTTGCAATTGCATTTGCTTCACGCTCAATCTGAAACATCAAACCTTTGAACTTCTCAACAGACCAACGTCCATTTGAATCTGTATCAAGGTCAAACGTACCGGCCGATGCTGTATTATGTGCTGCACCAGTCTTTGCATTTGTATAAATGGTTCTCATAACTTCACGATTAATTTCGGCCAAGATCTCACTTGACAGAATATTCGAAAGTTCAGTCTCAGCATCCAAACCGTGAACGGCTTTAAGATCCTGTGCCAATTCCATTGTGTACTCAGCTTTGAGTGCACGTGACTTGGCGGTTACTGTTACTTTGTCGATTGCAAATGCCATCTCTGCTACTGTAACATCAGCTTCTTGTGTAGCTGTATCGGTACCAGTACCAGTTGTCATTGTAGCAAATGCGGGGTTACTGTTAGCGTGATGTGTTCCGCTACCAGAAAAGGCTGTGTTGGCTTCATCTTGACCGGCCTCAACTCCTGCTTGTGATGTATAATGTGCTTTCATCGCGAAGATAAGTCCGGTTGGACCTGTCATCGGTTGAACACCACAAACATCATAAGCGATGAGATTAGGCATGGCCCTACGAACCAACGAAATCAAGACAGGATCAACATAATCGATGTTTCCACCTGTTTTGTTTGCGTGTGCCGCTTCTTGAAGATTTCCAAACATTCCACCCTCTTGGCTGGCTTGTTCCCGCATTGCTTTCTCTTGGTTTTCCAAAAGAACTGCCGTTACGGCTCTCCGATAATGATCTTTAATCGGAGGGAGATCTTCATGATTAAGAACCGGACCCCACTTTTTCTGAAGGTCTTCAGCTAGGTACATATTTTCTCCTATAAGGTTATAAAATTAAAAATTATTATGAATTATAGCGTTTTATCGCTGATGTATAATGTTTCATATCTTCATCTAGTTTTTCTTCCTTTCGATCATCAGGAACTTCAATTGTTTCATCCGTTTCTGTGATCTCTGAGGTAACTGCATCAGATTTAGGAAAATAACTTTCTTTAAGTACATTCAATTTCTCAATATATTGCTCAGAATTCTCATATTCGATACCTTCAGCTAATTTAGAAATCTTTTCAGTTTCCGTATCAGCCAAGTCTTTTGTGACATCATGAAGGGCATCATCTTTTTTGAACTGAGCCAATTCTTTTTGGAGGTCTACTCCACGATTAATTTCTTCATCCAAAGAGGTTTCAAGGTCTTCAACTTTTGTGAATAAGTCATCAACCATGTCAACTTTCTCTTCGGGAATGTCGATATAATGTTCTGCGAAAAGAGTTTTGAGTCCAGCCATGAAATCTTCAACCAATTCGGAACGAATTCCGCGTTCGATTGCAAGTTCATTTTCGGACATCCACTCTTCAACAACATATGTCAAATAACCGTCAACTTTTTCGGTCATTTCTTTTTGGAAGTCTTCGCTAGATTTATCTTGATCCTCTTTAAATTGAGTTTCAATTTCATCTACTTTTTTATTAACTTCTTCTAAAACTTTTGCTTGTACTGCAGCTTCGAAAATAGTCGAGGCCTTCTCTTTAAATTCCTCTGTTAATCCATCTTCACCTTGTACAAGTGCCTCAACATCATCTTTTACATCGATATTAAGGTCTTCAGCTTTAATTGCTGCTTTAGTACGTTTTTCTTTAACTTCTTCTTCATCATCATCTTCCTCATCATCATTTTCTTCAGCGAGTTTAGTGGCTTTAAGAATAGCTTCGTACTGTGCTGCTAGTTGGTCTTTTTTCAGACTATTAAGTTTTTCGTAAACGGATTTTAGCATTCCATTCTTGGTTTTTGGAACTGGAATAACTGCTTCCGCTTCTTCTTCTTCATCCTCGTCTTCATCACCTTCTTCTTCTGGTGCTTCTTCTTCATCTTCATCTTCTTCTTCGTCTGAAGAATCTTGTTCAGCAGCAGCTTTCCGCTTTTCAGCTAGTTCTTCTTCTGTTTTTTCTTCAGACTCTTTGGTCAAAATTTCTTCAGACATTTAAATCTCCTGTATCTATTGAAAAATAGTATTTACTGTTATTATTTAGTAAATTTATAAGTTTGACATAAACGTTTCGAATGCATCTATCTGTGTTTTTTCTAGATTTTTTCGAGAAAGTTTAATTTGTTTTTCGATTCGGGCAATCTGGTGTTCACCTAGAATACCATTATCCCATATCCATTCTTTTCCTTCCATAATACCATTGACAAAAGCCGCTGGCGCGGAAGGATCGGCAACAATATCAGCAGCAGTTGCAAGATAAAAATCATCTTGTACTTGACTACAATTGTGTCCCATAGGCTTTAAGGAGCCCATTCCTCTGGATGAAACACCCAAACGGGCACCCTCATCTATTAAATTCTTTACAATTTTACCATAAGGTGTATCCAGAATCTTTGCACGGCCTCTAAAATCGTTTCCATCTTCTTTTAACTCTGTAATCATGTGGGAAACTCTTTCAAGATTGACCGTTGGTCCTTCTGGATGACCTAGTTCACCAAAAGCTCTGTTTTGTTTAATGTAATTTTGGTCGTATCTCTTGGCTTCTTTAGTTAATATATGTTTTGGATACAACCGACCATTGCGATTCTTCACATTGGCCTGCATGAATATACCTTCAATGTAATAATTTTTTCCTGTCTTAGAATCTTCACATATAAATTCTACATCTTCTAAATGTTCGCATATAAGTCTCATATTTCTCCTATTATGTGAAATTTCCTAGTATGTAATCAACAGGGAAACCTAAAATTGCATTTTGTTCGTATCCTGGAATATCATATCCTGGTGCTTGTTTCTTGCATTCCATTATGATTGTATATGAATCAGTACCGCCGTGATCTGCTGTAGAGAATTGAATATCTCCTAAAACATTGCCAGAATCGCCAGCTGCATTTGATGATATCCCCGGTAATTCCATTCCAGGCATAGACCAACTTCCATTACCCCCAAATTCTCCAATATATGCTTCGTTTCCACTTCCATCCCATTCAATTCCAACTTGCAAACCATTTGTTGCCCACATTATCTTAGTAACTAAGAGTTCGTAATCTAATTCTATTAAGGCTCCACTATTAGCGGCGGTTTCTGTATGTAATCCTGTTACTCCTCCGACAATTTTATCACCATTTGAATAAGCTGTAGAAGCGGCAGCTGCTTTTTTATTTGTATAGTCCCATCCAACAACTTCTACTGTAGATGCTCCCGCAGTAAATCCTGTAACAATAAAAAATTCAGATCCATCTCCAACTGCGGAATGACCTGCAGCAGTTGAAATAACTTCTCCGATTTTAAATTTTTCTGTAGCTGCACCAGACAAAGTAAGAGTATGTTTGGCCCATGTAAGTGTCGATACATCTATTTTCTTAACATCCGATTCTGATGCATCGGAAAAAAACTTTGCAACATATTTTTTTTCGTTATCTAATAGTACTTGTGTTTCAGCTGCCATTTGTTATTTCCTCTGAACTTTCCGGCTCTTTCGAGTCTGTCTCTGTTTTGGTTAAAAAAGTTTGCGCAAAATCTTTTTTCTTGTTTTCTAATGCGACTGTTATTTTTTGTTGAAGTACATCTCCTATTGCAGATTTCACTCCTGAGCTAGTACCACTAACGGACATAGACACAATATCACTAACTGTAACTGCTTCAGACATAACTTTTCCTCTATTAATAGATATTTATAATATTTATACTATTTATAAATGTTAACCACTTATAACTTTTAGATCAGGCCTATTTTTTGATGGATCAAATTCTGCCCATTGATCTTCATCAGGTTTTATGTCACCTGCAGCCTGTTCTTTTTCTATTTGATCTTGTATTGCATCAATTTCTTCTTGAGTCAATTTAAGAACCTTTTTATTGATATATTCTATAGAAAAGAATTTACCAACAACATCATCTCGATATCCCATATCACTAGTTAAAATACTCAATCGTTCTTTCATCATTTGAGCATCTTTTAATTCTGCAAAATGAGAATCAGTTTGCCATTCATATATTACTTTATCTTTTATCATCAACCAATCTTGAGATGAAACAATTCCTTTGAGAAGTAACTGTTTTTCAAGAAGATCGTTAAATAAAATATTAAATCTAGCACGTAATCTCTCAACAAAACGAGTAAATTTAACCTCATCTCTAGAAATTTCTTCGGCTCGCCCTAATATAAACCCTGAATCCTGTTCTAACCGTGAGGGGGGAACATTAAGTGCTTTGTATAGTTTTGTTTTGAAGTAATCAACATCGGCCAATTCACCAAGATTCTCCCCTCCCGGCAACGTTGTAATTTCTGTACCTCTACCACCTTCTCTACGTGGAAGCCAGTAATCCTCTAACATACTCATGTGCTTACGTTCATCTTTAACTTCACCAGTATTGGAATCATATACCAATTTGTTCTTATATTTGTTCATAATATCACGTAGATATTGTTCTGCTTTGATCTTAGGTAAGTTACCAACATCAATATAGAAAATTCTACGTTCAGGAGCACGTGAGATACGATAGATAACCACCGCGTCTTCTAACATTCGGAGTTGATTAAGGGGTTTGATTGCTTTGTGGAGATGACTTAAAACTATTTTTCTATCAGCATCTAATACACCAGAATGGACATAAGAAATGGAATCTTCTGAAATTTGAATTGTTTGACCGCCTCCTCTATCTGAAATTCCTTTTTCATTAAACAAATAGTATTCTTGAAATCCATTTGTATCAAGTTGTTGACCTTGAGGCCCGTCTATAAGTTTAGGCTGTCTAACTTTCTTTATTTTAAGGGGATCTATTGAGCGTAATTCAAGAATTCCTCTTTTTGGATTTTTCTCATCAATAATAATATGAAAATATAATCTACCATCAACATACCATTTTCTGAACAGTTCAAATCCAACTTTTCTAAAATCAAGCAAACGAATTAGTTCTATGAACTCTTCCTTTATACTTTCTTTAATGTTATCTGATAGTTTTGATTTTTCTAGGTTAACGCTGACAGGAGATTCTTCCCTACTTGCAACTATAGCATCATTAACAACATCATCTATCGCTTGATCACATTCAGGAAATATTGCCATTTCCCTATATTTTCGGATCAATTCTTGTTCATTTTTTGCGGAACCTTCTAGATCAACATATGTTCCATATGCGCCACCAGCGGGGCCTACTTCAAGTGCACCATCTTCTGGTTCGGGAAGTGCAAAAGACTTCTTATTTTTTGCGTCCTTGTCAACTCTTCCTATAGAAAATCCAAATAATTCAACTGCCATACATTCTTCCTAATAGGTGAAATGGGAGTAGATTTCTCCACTCCCATATAAAATTGTTTCTTTCATTATTTATTAATTAAAAACCAACATTACTTTGAGCAGATTTCCAATAACTGAATTCCCATGTTACAGAATAGGTCTGAATCTCATTAGTTTCCCAATCAACAGTAATTTCACCAATTGCAGAAGGCCATGCATCGATGAATTCATAAGATTTTGGTATAACTGTTCCAGCCTTCGCAAATGTTCTAACTTTTAATGTCCCAGTATAACTCTGAATCTGAATCATATTTGCAGCTCTTAGATTTGTCTTATGAGAATTAAGTTGTTCCATCCAGCTTTCAATGTTGTTTCTAATTTCCATACCCTCATCATTATAAACGGTTGTTTCCCATGTTGCTGCCGCACGATTAGCGGGAATGTTAATAGCTCTTCCCATATATGTAACGGCTGCTGTCTCAATTGTATCCCCTGGTAAAGTTGTAGCTTTACATAAAAAATTAAAATCATTAATTGCAGATGGTTGTATTGGTCCTTTGGTAGTTGTTAGTTCCGCTTCGAATAAACTGGCTAATGCTCCACCTGCTTTTAATTTTGCGGTAAAAGTGTCTATTGAAAATGATGCCATTATTTCTCCTTTACGCTTCCGCGCCGATGACTATGTTAAAAGTAAATGGGGAAGCCTTTTTTACAAGTGCACCCTTCGGCGCCATCGTCTTCCCCCATTTCTTATGTATATTACTATTTATACAGTATTATATTATCCAATAATTTCTGAAAATTCAACGCCAGATCGTACTGCTACGAATTGAAGTTGTATAAAGTTAATTGAACGTGAAGGTTTAATATAAATGTCACCACGAAATTCGTTACGATCAACAACTTCCGATGTATTATTACTATCGTCACAAACTACCTGAAAGTCTTGAACACCTTGTCTTCCTTGAATGTCTCGTAAGAAAGGTTCTACAGTTGCAGTGAATCTTGAACGAGTAAATGCATCGTTGAATTCAAACAAGAAGGATTTGGCCATATTAGCTATTGATTTTTCCAAAAGGATAAACAACCTTCGTACATTGATACGATCAAACGCTGAAGGTTTTGCTAATAGTGTTTTATCTCCGAAAAGAAGTATTCCGCTTCCAGGAAGTCCAACAACTGGATTAATTCCATTTTTATAAAGACTATCCCGTTCAGTTTTATTTGGATTAAAAGGAAGTTTGATAGCATTTCGGATATTTCCTCGATCAATTCCAGCAGGTGACCAGAAAGCATCACGAGTTTGATCTGTAAAGGCACAACATCCAGCAACATCACC